CCAAGACGCAACTTGTGATTTCGCAGCAACTGGCTCTGTAACATTAACAGAAGCAATCTTGCAACCAAAAGAATTGCAAGTAAACATCGAATTATGTAAGAAAGATTTTAGAAGTGACTGGGAAGCCGCAGAAATGGGATTCTCTGTTTACGATAATCTTCCTGCAAACTTCACCGATTTCTTATTGGCTAACGTAGCAAATACAGTAGCTCAACAAATCGAACAATCTATCTGGAGAGCATCTGCATCAGGTAGTGGAACATTCACAGGTCTATTAGGTTTAATGACTGCTGGTGGTTCTGGAGTAGTATCTTCATCTAACAGTGGTTCAATCACTTCTGCAAATGTAATCTCTGACTTAGAAGCATTAGTATCTGCAATCCCTGACGCAGTTTATGGTAAAGAAGATTTAGTTATCTACATACCAACAAACGTAGCAAAGGCTTACCAACAAGCATTAGGTGCTAACTACGCAAATGGATACAACAACTTAGTAACAGTAGGTCAGAAGCCTTTTGATTACAATGGTATCCCATTATTCGTAGCACCAGGTCTTACATCAAATTATATGGTTGCAGCTGAAAAGAGCAATTTATTCTTTGGAACAGGGCTTTTAGCAGACACAAACGAGGTAAAAGTATTAGACATGGCAGACTTGGACGGCAGTCAAAACGTGAGAGTAATCATGCGTATGACGGCGGGTGTTCAATTCGGTATCGGTTCAGACATTGCAATTCACAAAGCGTAATTGTAGTAAACAAAATTAATTAAAATTAAAACATTAAAATCATGGCATGTAATTTAAGCACATCTAGATTAGAACCTTGTAAAGACTCAGTAGGTGGTTTGCAAGCCGTATATTTTATTAACTACAACGAAACTGCATCATTCGCTTCTGAGGATGCTGATGGTCTTATCACTTCATTAGGTGCATCTACAACGGTGTATAAATATGATTTGAAAGGAACTTCAACTTACACAGAGACAGTTAACACTTCAAGAGAAAATGGTACGACTTCTTTCACACAAGAAGCAGTATTAAACTTAAAGAAGTTGACTAACGCGATGACAAAAGAATTGAAAGTATTATCAGCAGGTAGACCAAGAATTATTGTACACACAAATGCAGGTGATGCATTGTTAGTAGGTAGAAGATTCGGTGCAGATGTAACTGCAGGTCAAATCTCTACGGGTGGAGCACTTCAAGATTTATACGGATACAGCATTACCTTAAGTGGTAACGAGCCTGTATACGCACAATTTTTGAGTGGTAGTTCAACAACTAATCCATTTGCAGGTATCAGCGGTTCAATAACTGTTGCAACTTATCAAGCAGTATAGTAGTAATAATATACGAAAAATATTAACCCTCACTTATATAGTGGGGGTTTTTTTATGCAATAATATAAGTAAAACATAGACCAGACGAGTTTGTTATATAATATAGACAAGATAAATACATACAAATGATATCATACTTCGTTAGTGGCAGCAATCAAACAGCATTTAGATACAAGCAACCTATAAGTTCAGGCAGTCTAGCTATTAGTTTGACTGATATGTCAACCTATGTTAGTTCATCAATTACATTAGGAACTGCATCATATTCTACAACTGCTGATTCACAATTGATACAATTTAATTTTCCTCAAATATCAGGCAGTCAAGTAGGAGACCAATATAGAATAGTATTGTGGGATACAACAGGCAGTCAGTCTACTTTACAATATAAAGGAACTGTGCAAGTATTCTCTCAACAATCACAATCTTACTTTGTATCACAATCTAATAAGGTGGATTATACAACACAAAATGATACAAGTTTATCTTATACATCATCAAATCAATACATAATATTATAATATGAATGACTTAAAAGTAATAAATCTAAGCAGACACGATATACCTGTCATAACTGAAGATACAAGAACACGCCAATCATGGGTGCCTGTTGGCATTTATGATAGTGATGATTTCTTTGTATTAGTGGAAGAAGCATATAATACATCTACTACTAACGCTGCATGTGTTGAAGGTATAGCAGACTTAATTTATGGTGAAGGTATATACACAAAGAATGTGCAGTTTGAAGAAAGCTTAAAAAAGATATTAAGTAAAAATTGTGGTAGAAAGATTTCATTTGATTTAAAGTTATTTGGTAATGCAGCAATGCAAGTAGTTTGGAATGATGACCATACAAAGATTTTAAGATTGTATCACATACCAGTTCAAAAGTTAAGAGCAGAAAAACTACATGATGCAACACAAATACAAAACTATTATTATGCAGTTGATTGGGCAGACCAAAAGTCAATCCGTAATAAAAAGAAAATACCTGCATTCGGAACATCTAATGAGAAAGTTGAAATATATTACATAAAAGGATATACACCTGGAAAGTATTATTACTCTTTACCTGATTGGATTTCAGCATTACAATTTGCTGCAAGTGAAGCAGAGTTATCAAACTTACATTTAAACAATATCGAAAATGGTTTCTTACCATTGGTAGCAATCAATTTAAATAACGGAGTTCCACCAATTGAAGAAAGAGATATTATAGAAGACCAGATTGTATCTAAGTTTACAGGCACTAGAAACGCCGGTAGATTCTTAATTACATTTAATGATTCAGCAGACAACAAACCTACATTCGATGCAATACAAACTGATAACTTACATGAGAAGTATGAGTATGTTGCCAAATATTCACAAGATAGAATATTGGTTGCTCATAGAATTACCTCACCTTTACTTTTTGGTATTCGTACAGAAGTAAATGGTTTTAGTTCAAATGCAGATGAGATGGCTATGGCATTTAGTATCTTACAATCAATGACAATTGTACCATTCCAAAATCTATTCTTAGGTGCAATAGAGGAGTGTTTAGAATCAGGTGGATGGGATATGACAGATTTATATATTGAACAAATTATGCCACTCTCAATTGCTTCTAAACAGGCAGAAGAGTCTGGTCAAACAATCACTCAAGTAGAAGATACTGCAAACGAACAATCACAAGTAGATGATGCAGAAGCTGTACAGGTAAATGAAAGATTACCAAAAGTTAATTCTGCTTTTTTCAAAAATGATTACGAATAACCAATTTGTTAAATAATAAATACTAATACTATGGCATTTGCATTATTCATATCTCGTAACGATATTATCAAAAATACTCCATTAGGTGGAGCAATTGATGCGGACAAACTAATTCCCTTTTTACGCACAGCACAAGAGAAATATATACTTAATTTATTAGGGACAATACTTTACGATGCATTACAAACAAAGATTACTGCTGGTAGTGTTACCGGTGATTATCAAACTCTATTAGAAGATTATGTTAAACCAACTTTAATTTGGTATGCATGCACAGAGTATATTCCTTTTTCATCAATTGATTTTAAAGCAGGAGGAGCAGTTAAACATTTATCTGAACAATCCACTGCACCTACAAAGAATGAATTAGATTATCTTTTAAATAAGGCATTGAATAATGCTGACTATTATGCAACTAGAATGCAAGATTGGTTAATCTCAACATCTAATGCAGGTGGTATACCTGAATACTTACAAGTAACAGGTGACCAAACAGAGGTTTATCCGGATAAATCTTCACAGTACTACGGCGGTATTCACTTCTAAAATAAACTATTATGGCAACATTAAACTCTGCAAGTAATTATTGTGTATACTATGTGATGATGGAGTATTGGAAAACGATACTTGCAAACCATCCTTCTATTGGATTTGTTAGTCAAGGAGATATATTTTCGACTGACATAAAAGAATTTCCAGCTTATCCACTTGCAAACATATATGTTGATTCAACTGATGTTACTAAGAATACAATGCAATATAACTTTGTATTGACACTATTGGATAAACCTAAATTAATAATACCAGATTCAGTTGATAATAGAAACAAAGAAATTATTCCATACGAAGGTATAGATGATGTAAACGATATCTATGCAAACCTTATGGGTATTATAAATGATGTGATGGCTTATACAAATAACTTTGCATTATTCGAATTAGGAAACATAAGAGCAGTTCCATTTTTAGATAGATTGGATAATGTATTAGCAGGTTGGACAGTAGCATTTGATTTAACAGTTCCAAACAACTGCTTTAATTATTGCACAATCAATCTTAATCCATAATGACGATACAAGAAGCAATTGCTAAGGCAGTTCCAATATTAAGAGATAGTTTAAAAGATAATCTAAACGATAAGAATAATAAACGTTTAAGAAGAAACTACAAACTAAACACAGACTATCTTCAAGCTAATCCTACTTATTGGAAATATCCACATGTAAAAAGTAGGACATTAGTTAATTCACTTAAAGTTGCACAATTAAGAGGTGGTATCGTAGTTAAGACAGTTGACTATGGTTTATTCTTAGAGACAGGTACTAAACGAAATGGTAAACCTGCAATTAGACCTAAACGACCTTGGTTTGCAGATGCAGTCAATCTTACATTTGAAAAGAAATTAAGTGACGAAATTGCAAATGCATTAGCAGACGAAATCATTTTGTCACTTCGTTAAATACAAAGAACTTTCAGTTGGTTAAATATAAAACGAATTAGTAATGCCTATTACAATTATACAAACACCAGCAAGTGCTTCTCTATCACAATCACCTATGATATTTACAGTCAGTTCTTCGACTGATGTAACTCAATCTCAATTTCAATATTTATTAGATTTATATTATTGGAGTGGTTCACTTGCAAACTCATCATCTACTGCAAATTATACTTTAGCAAAATATCCAAACAATTCTAGCGTTGGTATATTTGACGTAAGTAAGATTGTCAACTCAACATTTAGTGATTCAGCATATGCAAATACATCTTATGCAAAGTATGTAAAAGCAAATTCTTATTACAGATATTATAATGGTATTGAATATATTACATCTTCACTTGCATCATCTTCTATATTTGTTGCATTAGATGGATATGATTTATTTCCAAATGCAATAGGAACATCATTACAATCACAAAGTGTTTTCTATCCATTCTTAACAGATGGCCCTAGCAGTCAATCAGTTTATACTGAGCATGGAGGAACGTTTGGTGTATACAAAGGAAACTTAGGAAGTATTATACCAACCAGGATAGTTTATTCGGGTTCTGCCGGCACTAATGGTGAATATAATTTAATTGCAACATCTAACACTACTACAACTCAAATAGAACAAATACCTTATTCACCTAATGCAGATGGTTTTCCATTAAACACATTGGGAAGTGGGGATATGTATAACATTCAGGCATACTCTGGAAGCGTTCCTATTGGGTCAAAATTAAACTTTAATATTGAATGTAGGAAAAAGTATCCAAACGTAAGAATATGGTGGAAAAACAGATATGGGCAGTTCGACAAATATAATTTCAATGGAGTTTCTAAACAACAATTTAATACAGAGGCTAGAACTTATCAACCTCAAATTGGAAACTTTAATAATAGAACATTTGATTACAACTCATACGATACTTCTATACAAAGATACATTGTTGACTCATCTGAAAATCTTATTGTAAATACAGATTGGGTAAGTCAAGACTATAATAATATATTCAAGCAATTATTAGTATCAGATGAAATCTATTGGCAATACAATGAAGAACAAGGTTCACAAGCAATTAAACCATTAACAATCAAAACGACAACATTAGATTTTAAAACTCACGTTGTTGATAAACTTATACAATATACAATAGAGTTTTCAATAGGTCAAGGATATAAATTAATATTATAATATGCTAAATAGCACGCAAGGATATAATGTAAAGTTAGTAGCTAATGATATAATATTAGACCTTTTCAAAGATGAAGAGATTAAGATTAGTAACAATATCACTAACCTATTTGATATAGGAGCTATTCCTGCTGAATTTAGTAGGACTATAATGTTACCTGGTACTAAAAAGAATAATGCATTCTTTGAACATGTATATGATATTAGTGTTCAAAATCCATTTCTATTTGCAACCAATCAAAAGGTAGAAGCATACTTAGACTTTGACGGAATATATTTAGCTAATGGATATCTACAATTAAATAAGGTATCAGTTTATGAAAATAAATTCATTGACTCATACGAAGTAAGTCTTTATGGTATTGTATCAAGCTTTAGTAGAGATATCAATAGATTAACATTAAACGATTTAACAACACTTACAAAATACAATCATACATCATCATTTACTAATATTAGTTCATCATGGGGTGGTGGGTTATTTAGTGGCAGCATTGTATATCCATTTGCAGATTACGGAACAGGTTGGTCTTATACTGCTGGAGATGCATTCTTTGGAATAGATGATAATGAAGGTGCGATAAGTATACAAGATTATAAACCTGCAATTAGAGTTAAAGCAGTATGGGATGCAATATTTGAGAAAACTGGATACACATACACATCTTCATTTATGAACTCTGCGTTTTTAGATGATGTTTATATGGTTTGTAATAATTCATTAAAATATCCTGAATATAGTGGATATGATTTGGAAACATTCGGACAAATTAAAGTAGGTGCAATATCAGGTAGTGGTATGACAAACTGGCAACCAACATATAATACCATAACTCAATTTCCATGGTATAATGTTCAAGCTGACCCTAATAATAATTATAGTGATACAGGAGTATATACTTTAGAACGAGGTAGTGTAATAGAAGGAACATTATCATTGAATCTTAATTTTTCATCTTCATTTAATGTATCACCAGTTATTGAAATACACTATTGGCTTGATGGAAGTAGTCCAGGTTTTTCATATACTACGTTGGTAAACTTTAATCAATACTTTGACAATTATAGAGAAGCAAATACAGGTGGAGGTGGAGTGAATGATACTCAAACTATTACAACTAAATTTAATACATCTTATTTAGCTGCAGGTAATTATCGTTTTGGAATAAGGTATTATACAAACTGGTCACCAACAGGAGGCCTTCAATTTACAATTGATAAGAATGATAAAAATTCATCTTACTTACAAATTAATAAAGTTAAGAATGCAGCAGATGGTTTAATAATGGACATACCTTTGAATATGCCGTTTGGAACATCTGGTATTAAATTGGTGGATTGGATTAAAGGAATACAAAAGAAGTTTAATTTAATAATTTACCCTGATAGAAATAATACTAATAGTCTAATTGTTGAAACATTTAATAATTGGTATAATAAAGGTGAATTTAAAGATTTTAATAAATACATAAACTTAAACTCTAAAATTGAAGTTATATCAGCAAACAATCTTGCGGTTAATAAATTAAACTTTGGAGATGCATTAGATACTGATTATATCTCACAACAATTTGCTAAAGCTGCAAATAGAGAATATGGTCAAGCATATTATGTAGATAATAATAATTTCTTTTCACAAGGTGAATTTGCTGTTAAGACAACGTTTGCATCTGACCCGTTAGTTTATTTACCTGGTACTGGTTTATCAGGTAGTGTTGGTGGATTAAATCCAACTATTACAAAATTCTACGCGGGCCAATATGCATTCACAGCCGCATCTGACTCAAGGGCAGTATGTACTAGTGTAACTCAAATATTTATGTATACAACAGATGGATTACTTACACAAGGACAAATTGCATACTCTGACCAATATGGACAAAATCCTATTACCGGATACAAATACTTTACATATGGTGGTGGTAACGAAATTTATCAAATTGACCAATTCACAGGAGAAATTGGATACGGAACTGGAGATTTCTGCGGTGGTAGTCGTGAATATGTTTAAAAATAAATTATTATGAGTCAAAAAATACCTATATACATACCGACATACATTAGTGACCAAAATTACAGGCCAGCTAGAGTATTGCCTCGTTTATTATTTTATAATGGAGCATTACAATGTGAACCCTATTGGATACAAACTCCATCCGGGTCTACAACTCAAGTAGATTCATTTCCTTATTTTGACA